TACAACTCTTCTCTATTACTTGGAGCGTTTTTTCTTGACGCATTTTCCATTGACTGACTTATAGCCTTTCCCGCATTTAGTGTTATAGTCTCTTCTCCCATCACCTGTATCTAGTTCACTTTCATCTTCTGCACCTAGATCTTTAGTTGTAAATATATTTGGCATATTAACCTCTTATTATCTTTTTAATAAAATACAATATCAATACCCCTATTAATACTGAACCTATATCTACTAAATGATTTCCACTATCACTTTCAATAGGCCCTACTTTAAATTTCTTAACTTCTTTCTCTCTATGCCCTACAATTGCTATTGGTTCACTCATGCTGTTATCCAGTTCCTTGCTCTTGGTTTATGCTTGGTATAGATTCCGTCTTTAGACTGTTGCAATCCTATTGGTGGATTTGCATATTTACAAGCATAAGCCAAGGCATCTATAGTATCATCATGACCCATCCTAGGTCCAAATGTAATTATTTCTTGCTGAAGATCATACATAGTCTTCTTAAGAAAGACTGACTTGATTGCAAACCTTTGAGCAAGTATTTCTTGTATCCTGTCACGTTTTGACATCCTGTTGCCTGGCTTTTCTGCACAGTATTTAACACTGAAGTCATTACGTCTTCGCATTTCTGCGATAAGCGATTGAAAAATTGGCCTTGACATAGTCGTTTCTTCAATAGTGCATAATGATGGATGATAGATTTTGTTGTATTCAAATAAATGGTCAACAATCCCTTTCCTAGCATCTCCCGGGATACCAAGTACAGGAAGCGAACGCTTACGTAAATAATCAATAACGTAAATATTATTATCAACGTCAACGCCCACAACAAGTAAAACACTGAAGTCACTATCCCTGCGAGCAGAATCTGTAGCAGGATCACAACCAATAAATACATTGACGGGTCTTTCTCCATGCTCTTTAGTGACGACATATGATACGTCGGTTTCTTCATCATGCCTGAACTCTCCATCCCAATATTGTATATGATCTCTAGTAAAAATTGCATCTTCTGCACTCTGTACTTCCATCATATATTCTTGGTAGAACTTCTGGGGTTGCCCAGAATCTACATAAAATTTCTTCTTCCTCTCCATCTCTTTGTGCCCAAACCAACTTGGCCATAACGGAGTCCCATCAGCTTGAAGAGCTTTATAAGTTATTACCGTCCAACTATAGTCATCTCCTGCAGCTTTTGCTTTATCATGCCCAGCAAGTATATTGGTGATGAAAGCATCATAATGAACGGGAGTACCATTGATGCGCAAACGACCAGTATGAGGTTCGAGGGCAGGGAATACAACAGCTGTAACCAAGTTTGAGATTTTACTTCTAGACTCAGGCGTAACGGTATTATTTTCGTCTTCAAAATCATCCAACACGATGAGATCGTATCGTTTGTGGAGTTTAGCTCCTCCTCTAATTCCCGATAGATTCGATTTACTAAGCAACTTACATCCGTTTTTAAGTTCGATGTCATCTTCTGTCCACTTCCTCCCTTTTAAATCACCGAAATAATACCTCACTTTGTCGTTAAATTCCAAGTGATATTTTATATAATCCAAATTAGGAACACTAATCTTAGACGAGGCAGCGACCCAACCGTAAAATAAAGGATCTGTGGCAAAACAGAAATCATGCATGATACCGCATTTAGTTAATACGGTTTTTCCATGCCCCCTAGGTAAGATCACTGCAAGCTGCCTAACGTCTAAATTATTAATAGCATCTCCGACCTGATAATGAAAAAATGGCGTTTCACTACGCATAAAATCATCAGGAAGAAACAATTTGCCAAATGCTATTATATCAGTCCTAGCCATCTCCAACTGCTCTTCAGCTTTAGAAACATTTTGTTTATTTATATTAGCCACGTTCTAAAGTAGCCACTCTAGTTTCTAAATCTTGAACATGTTGCATAATAGCTTCTAAAGCATCAAATAATTTTGCATTGTCATTATTATCACCAAAGCCCTCAAAAAGCCCACCTTTCTTAACATAGTTAGTTCGGGTTTTTAATTCTTTAGTTTTTGACTTAGCATCCTTAAGATTCATTACTGGTTATATCCTCCACCAGTTCCTATGCCTCCACCGCCAGCACCGCCAGTGCCGCCAGCCGGCATAACTTCCTCTTGAGTTATAGCCTGTATTTGATTTGTAGCATCTGGTCCAATATTTTGCATAACACGTATTCCCCTAGATGCAGCTTGTACTATTTTAGCAAATACCTGTGGAGTAACTCCATATTGCTTAGCTAAAGTTGCCATTTCTGCAGGTTTGTAATTTTTATATTTTTTAATGATTTCACGCATTTTAGGATCTATAGTTAATTTTGCTCCATAATATAAATCAGTTGCAGTTGCCATATCTACCTTGAGACCATCTGAAATAGCCTTAACGCTAACCTCACCTCTTTCGGCAGATACCTTAACATTAGTTATCATATTTTTTAACTTACTAGACTCGTTTACACCTAACATGCCATCTAGCTTTTTACCAGCATCTACCATTTGATCTCTAGTAAATCCTCCAGGTCCACCAATTCTTGGAACTCCGCCTTTTAAAGGATTAGTTATATCAGGACCTTTTTTCCAAGCATCTATTAAATCATCTGTAATATCAAGGGCCTTACCACCAGTCTTTCCTACTTTAATAGCTCCAACCATATCTCCAACTATAGGTATTGCTGAGAAGAATGACAAACCTGCCATTCCAAGTTCTCCTTCAGAAAGATATAATCCAGCATCTATAATATCTGCAACTATCCCCACTCCAGGTAAAGTACCCATAGCAGCTAAAGCTAAGTGAAGATTATCCGTATTATGCTTCTCTTGATTTTTAGGCTCTACATTTATACCTGCATCATTAGCTACATTTTTTATCATGCTAGGATCTATAGGCATTTCATTTGCTCCAGGCATAGTAGGATTAGGATCTAGACCCATAATATCGTCAGATGCTCTTCTATACATTTCATTAAAAACGTCATCAGTTGCATTTCTATGAGGATCATTTTCAGGAGGAACTCCACCTCTCATGCCTACGCTTGGTCCAGTTGTAGCTGGATTAGGAGTATGCTTTTTCCAATAAGCCTCTTCTTCCATTCTTCTTAATTCTTCGTCAGTCATAGCGCCTCCTAGTATCCCATGCCACCGCCGCCTTTTGGCTTAGGTGCAGGTTGTTGTTGTTTAGCTGGTTGACCCTGATAAGACACGCACTTTTTATACGCATCAGATCCTTTAGGGAACTTCTTAGCACATTCTTGTTTACTTGGCATTTTCGCCTCCTTTTATCTCTTTAGGTCTTTCAGCTACCTCTAATTCATCAGGCGAAAAACCCTGGAATAAAGCTCCCGTAACTTGTGTAACCTTTGTTTCGTTTTTATCTTCTAAATCCATAATATCACTTAATTTAAATAATGCACGTAAACGTACATCTTCCTTGTCAGCTGTTTCGGCAGCTGCCTTTATACCTTTTAATACATAACTTTCATCTAAGCCTAATTCCTGTAAAACAGGTTTCAGTTCTTCCTTCATAGCAGTTTTAACTCTCTCTGTTTTAATTAACTGTTTAGCCTTAGTAAATGCATACCTTTGATTATTTGTAGGAAAAGCTTTTAAATAAGCTTCATCCATAGGCATGTGCTGACTAAGGTACATAACGAATGCATGCTCGCGGGTACTAAGACTAGTCCGATCCAAGAGAACGTCGTCTGAGTGTCTCGTTCCACCGAATGAATAGATGTTTTCTCGACGCGAAGTGTCCATCTTAGACCTCTTAGATACTATAAATGTTCCGGTGCAAGTACCTATATAATCTCTGATCTTCTTTTTACCTTTCGCGCGATGCATGCGGCCTCGCCGTAATATTTGTATTACACAGTCATCATCAGCCTTTACCCAATCTCCAGGTTGTGCTTTTCTCCAATCTGACTGTATTATTAAATCTTTTGGTAGTTCGTCTTCCGACTCATATACCTTATGACTTATGCTGTTTACTTTGTACGTTCTCATTCTTATCTCCATCTGTATCTCGAGAAACCCAGCTTTTTTTAACTGGCTCCTCTTTCACAGGTTCTTCCTTCTTTAGAATAAGCTCTGTAATAGTAACAATGTGCTGCTTTATCTGGTTAATTTCTGCCCTAATTTCCTCAATGGCTTTAGCATTTTTCCAAGCATCCATTTTATCTTCTCCTTTATTTTTCCGAAGAAACTCTTAGGTTTCTTTCTCCCACTAATTGTAGTGGCATTTTGTATACTAGATATTGTACGCATCATACCTCCATACTAATTCTTTAGATAAACCCCGCGTCAGCGGCCAACCGTTAGGTTGGATTAAATTCTTTATTTTATGATTCACCAATCTCTCCAGTAAAATACTGTAATAACTCAGTGATATCTTTATCATTATCATCAAAGTAGCTACCTACATTTAATTTGCCCATATAAGTACCGTCAGGAGCGTCTTCAGTTACAGACTCTTCAATAAATTCTATTTCCTCACTATCAGAATCAAACTCAATTATTAGCTTGTATATTTTAACCGCCATTTGTGCCCTTTCAGTTTCTACTAGATTACTATAATTTATTTCCAAAAGCAACACTTTTTTTTCGCTGTAAGTACCATATTTTTCAAGTACTTATAAATTCGGGATATTTTAGAATCAGACTCAACACCCAATCCTAACTTTTTAGATCTAAATTCTGCAAACTTTTTAGTGTCGCCTTTCATATCAATATATGATGTAATTACCTCTACTGCATCATACACTGCCTGCTGATTGTTATAAACTTGATTACTTAATTGAGTAACCATTCCAGCTACATCATTTGTTGTTGGCTTATTGTAATTTTTACGCTTAGTCATTATATAAGGCCCCCTTTAATGTATGTAATATACATAAAAAAAGGTTATTTTTCATCTTTATCTTTTCTAATGTGAGAATGTCCTATATTGGCACTAATATCAAATTTGTTAATAGCCTTTACAGCTTTATAACAAAATAATACTAGTATCACTAAGAATATTCTAATCATCTATACTCAGATATGCTCCTATAATTAAGAATCCAAAAATTAATAACCATGAAATCCATGTTAAGTTATATATATCCATATTAGTAATATAATACAAAACTTTTAAAAATTATAGCATTTTAGTGCTTGGAGTTCCTACCTACCCCCGCCCCTTATAAAGGGGATTTAGCTATCGCTATTAGGTTATTTTTGATTTAGTTATTTTTGGTTTTTGATAATTATAATTTAATAAGGAGTAGTAGCATGACAGTATTTGGCAAAGGTAAGGAACCAGAGGTAGTAGAGGAAACTGGTGAAGTGATAGAACCTACAATGGATGATCTTCCTCAATTAGTTAAGGATGAGAACTTCTATGATGCTATCGAGGTCATTAGAGTTGCTGGTATAGATATCAAGTATGGTGGTGATACACAGTCTCGTAAGAGAGCTGATCTCACTGAGCTGAGGAATTTAGCTTATACTATTCAGCGTGACGCAAGAGCAGCTGGACATGATACCGGTGTGATTCGTGATGTGATCAAAGGTCTTAACACTGGTTCATCGTATTAATTGGTAGTCAGTCACAATAGGGCAGGGAAACCCATCCAATATGGAGCATCCTGCCCTTCTACCCAAACTTATTCTATTTTTAATCTAAAAGTATTTGAGCATGTAAGTGAAGAGATACCTAATGAGGTGGAAGGATGTGCCCTAAGTGATGATATGAGACTTCTCT